CAGGTTCTGTAACTACTGGTTCAGTAACTACTGGTTCGGTAGTAGTCTGAGTTACTACAGGATCAGTCACTACTGTTCCATCATTCGGCTTGTCTCCATCTCCGGGAGCCATTCCACTAAGCAAATCTACCACATCAGCCGCCAACAGATCAAGGTCTTTTCCTGGTTCGTTACTCATACTTAGTCCTCCTTTTCGTTTGTCTGATTAGACGTTTCTTTAGACGCATTCCTAATATCTTCAAGAATCTCTTCTGGCATATCAAGCATTTCCCTGATCTGGAAAGCAGCTCCTCTGGCAAACTCCGCCGAAGTCTTACTTCGTCCTCCAATACTGTAAGGTCCATCACTAACCTCCAGCATAGTACGAATGTCCATTAGGGCTTGCTTCATAGAATCCCTTATATACTGCCAGACCCTGTTGCTGAACAGGTCTTGGAAGTCATGTTCGCTGAGAAGCATATAGTCAGCGAGATCAACTTCTAAATCCTCATCTACCTTCAATTTTTGACTCAAGCTGCACCTCCGATAGGAATGATATTACCAGCCGCGGCCTGATCCTGAACCGCTTGGTCAGGCATCACCTGTGGCTGAACCTGCCCCTGTCGAATGAATTCATGAACATTCTTCGCACCGAGCATTCTTGCTATATGCATGAAGATACGTGGGACATCATAAGTTCCAATTAACTCTTGTTGAGCAGTAATCATTCCATACAACTGAACCCAATCTTTAGCTGTGGAGCTGTCAGGAATGGTTCCATCCTTCATCACCACATCGAAGCCAACCAACAGATCCATGGGATTTACTGGATAACGGTTAACTCCTGGAGGCAGGTTGAATTCTGTCCGTAGCCGAGCTTCCCACTCACCTACCACTTTAACATAGAGTTCCTCACTCATCAACTGCTGGGTGTGGCTAGCAAGCATATACCCCAGGTCTTGCATTCCCTGAAGGCTGCATATCCTGCCATCTTTCATAAGACGGCTCAAGGCTCCCTGCCGCGTGTCAGAGGCCTCAGTAGCACTTACCCTCTCACCAGAACGTCTCTGGACACCCTGTAAGGCGTCTACCGTGCCTGTCATGCGATTAATGAAATCAATCAGGAGGGGAGCTTCTGACAGATGCTGCGCAGTTATGTCTGTTACCTTGAGCTGCTGAACAGCATTGTCTATACCTCTTCCCCATGCACTCCTACGTAGTCTTACTAGCCAGCCTCCATCGTTGTCCTTGAGATCCTTCATGTTAACCAGCTTTGGATCAACAATCAGGACGTCATTTATAGCCTTACGTACGTTCTTGATATGACTAGTATACAGAAAGTCTAGCACTTCTTGTAGTCCACTTACCACCTCAAGTTTGCTGACAGGCGCCGTACTATAACCGTCAGCACTAGGACTAATAACTCCCACAGGGAACATACAGTGATCCAAGTTCTCCGGGGCAGCTGCCAGTACCACACAATCTCCACCAATTTCAAAGTACCACTTTTCAGGATAAGGACTAGAGCCAAGACCCATATCCCTAGGGATAATGTTAATATACATATAAACCACGTCAGCTGGTACACTTGTAGTGGTATAGTCGATTCCGGTTGTAGTACCAAAGCGTGCCTCCCTTCCGCTCATATCCAGTCGCTCCACTAGACTGCTTCTAGCATCTACATGCTGGAGATATTGAGCATTGAAGTGAGTATCTGAGTTTTGCTCCTCACTGAGTAAAGTCATGACATTCGTTCTACGTACCCAACCTACAAAGGCTCCCGCCTGTGGATTATCAATAGGAGCACCAGGATCCGGAAGGTAACAATAGGGATCGATATTCATAAGCTCATTCCCCTCATAAAGTAGAGCAGGAACTCGCTTCTTCATATTTCCTACTTTCCTCCATCCCTGAAATAGCTGAGAGAAAAATCCTTGCTCTTCTTCTACTCTACGATAGCCCGTCTTGCGTATCCAACGAGGATGGCTAGCTCCAAAGCCATAAGTATAGGCATCCCTCGCTTGATAGTATAGAGATAAGCCCATCTTAGCCATTTGTGTCTGATAAGCGATTGCAAGTTCCATAAGTATAGAACCAACTTCATCCTCAGGCCCTCGCCCCTCATATCTAAAGATAGGGTTATCTAAGTAAGCAGTAACCCAGTAAGCAAGCAGAGTCTCGAGAGTTGCATAGGATTGAGGCACTATAACACGAACCGGCCTTCGGCTGTCATAGTCCTTTACCGCCTTCTCCTTATCATCCAGTGCTACATATGCAGTAAGATTCTTATCTATGGCCTTCCAAGTCTTATGCCTTGTGCTCATGTGGCTATAAGAATCAAGCACCCTCTGATTGACCATAGATATGATCCTGTTGTGAGTCTCACTTCCAGGCTTCAGGTTGATCCCCTTAGGGTACCTATAGCCATAATTGGCTTCGGAAAGATTCTTACTCTTAATCTGCAGTATGTTATTTGATCTACCTGTTGGATCGTATACGAGAGGCATCTATTTGCTCCCACTCATAAATGAATTTTTGATGACAGTTGACTATCCAGCTATTAGCCCATGAGATTCCAAAGCATGTAAGATAGAGATTACAGTACCTCTTATACTATTAACAATGTTAGCTAAAGCCTCTACATCTGTTACTTTAGCAGAATTAGCCTGTAGTAATGCAGGTGACAGAGAAGTATCAGCTTGGGGAGGTCTAGGTATCTTCCCCTGCTGCTGACCAATTACTCTATTCGGTCCTACCCAATAACCAGCCTCAGACCACATACCTCCATAGATTACAGGAACTCTAGCTGGATCAGGGTTTGTACCTACGAACATTGCCCTCGCACCAATTTGGTAAACATCCACCCAGCTATTTTTATTCACATAAGGAATTCCACAGAACGTTCCACAGAGTGCAATCCATCTACCTCCATTTCCCTGTACCACATAAGGAGGAGTAACAGCAGAAGCAGATACATCCCAGAAGTATAAAGTGGCTTGATCTATAGCATTATTCGCTGTCTGATAGACAAGCAGTAAGGCCCCGGAATTTTCCATACTTAACGAAGCAAGCTCAGCTACTGGATTGGATATATTAGCTACTTGTATAGCTCTGAGGGCTCCTGCAATTACATTTCCAACTTGAGCCTTGGTTATTAAGTCATTATCTCCCGGATCATCCGTGCTAGTACTTTGTATCCTTCCATTGGTCTTGAAGGCACAGACATTGCTACCATCATCATGCTTGTCGCTATCATCATAGAGATATGGCCCTTGACTTCCCACATAGTATTGCTTCTCACTCATTAGCATCTCCTCCAACCATCAAGTGGCCTTTCGCTATACTTTTCAAGCTCTTCATAAACTTCTTCTTCCTCATAATCATCCATCTCATCCTCAGCTTCCATTCTTCGAAGCTCTTCTTCTTCTCCCTGATTAGGCTCGTCTGCTGCATAGAAGAAACGACCACCGACATCGAGCATAGGAACGATGTATGCGAACGCGTCCATAATATCAAATCGCTTACTTCTTGGGTAGCTAAGTAGTTGAGCTTCGAGTCCTGAGCAACAGCTCTTGTTGTGGTACACTTGACCTTGTCGGTAGAAGGGAACCAGAGCTGCAATTCTTTCCTCCTTTTTGCCTCGTGCATGGAGCTCTACAAGTTCAAAGTTAAGCTTCTTAGCTAACATAGCATTCTTCAAGGGATATGAGATGAACTCATTCAATGAGGTTACTTCGTAACCAAGCACCTGCGCGCCTAATGCTGTACCCATATTGAAGGCCCGCTCGTAAATCTGATCGGGTAACAACTTATCTGCCACACAGTCGCGGAAGTAAATACTACGTTTCATAGGATTTACACCCACTCCCACGATCGCAGTCTCGGCACTATCCGGATTTAAGGTCTTAGCAGGGTCACATAGCACCACACTTTCCACTTCCCGACTCCGCCTGATATCCCCTTCCTCGTAGTACTTGAAGTATTCCTTCCTAAACTTAGCACTTTCCGTCGAGATTGGAAGATTTCGGTACTCTCTATAGAGAGTATCCAGCTGATTGGACTTCCTGAAGCCCTCAATCAGGAGACGAATTGCACTGTCGTCCATGAACTCAGGCCAATTACTTCGATCATTATCGTCAAAGAGCTCCAACCTGATTGCATGCCAGTTAGGGTCTTCCAGCAAATTACTCAAAAGGCTATCTTCATGTAGTACCGTACCTACTACTATGACTCTCCACTTACTATGTGCTCTCTGAACTGCATTCAGTACATCTGCGAAGAACCAATCTTTCATCTTCTTACGTTGTTCCTCACTTCGTACACTCTCAGCATCCTCTAAGTCGTCACACATAAGCAAGTCTGGACGCTCATTGCCATGTAGCATACCACGAATTTGCTGTCCCGCACCCCGTGGGATAACCCTTATACCGCCTCGTGTAGTCCACATCTCCTTACTCCAGTTGCTACTCTTCTGGGGCCCGAAGATGGCATTAATCATACTGTTACCCACAAGCTCATTCTTCAAGTTTTCCGAATGCATCTCGGCTTGCGTATTCGTACAGGAGATAGGAAAGATAAACTTCGAATCTCCAAACAGTATTCTTTTGGAGGCAAAGCCCAGCTGTAGACAGCTCGTCTTACCAAATCCCCGGTTGGCGGCTATAACGAGTTTTTGGATTCTGTCATCCTCCAACGCTTCGAATACTTTCTTATGCATCCACGAGAAAGGGATGTTAAAGCGTTCGGGGAAGAGGAATCGGCAATGGAACTCCATGCTACCATAGCACTGTTCCATATACTGACTCAGCTGAGCTTTGCTAACTCCATCTATCATCTAGACACTTGCCTCCGCTCTACACCGTTCCATTTCTCTTCGCGATCCAACAGGGCATCTGCTCCTTCGTCAGGCTGAATCGCTTCGAGACAATGATCTTTGTCAATCTTATCAAGTCCCCAAATGAGGAACCTAGACAAGACTCGCCACGTAGGAAGCTTACCATTGTATTTCTTTTGCAGCTTACCTAAGCGAGAACTCACAAACTCTTGAGCATCCCCTCCTGCGAGAGCGTTACACAAGCAATCTATAGCCATTGCGTTGTTGAGGATATACTTGAAAGCAACCCTCTTGACAGTTTTCAGATTCATAAAAATCACCTCGTCAACTTTAAAGAAGAGCAAACCACCTACCAAATTGGCCACTATGGTAGCCTCTAGCACATTACATCCAAAGTTGAGCATCTCTGCCACACAGAAGCATAGAACGGGAGTGCTAAGTTGCCACCTAAGCAGGTAGGAAATCAGTCTCACTTCATTTCCTCCCGCAACTCTTTCATACGGATGCCCAGTTGTTCGATCTCCTTCAATGCCACAGCTACGTTGGTAGTCATATTGGCAATAGTTTCCGTATGCTTCTTAAAAAGCTCATCTCCCTCTTCCAGCCTGGTAAGTAAATTTTCGATGACAGTTCCCAGCTTTGTAACTTTTTCCACCACCCCTAAATGGTCCGGGCAGGTGATCTGTTCCACCTTGGCATTCTTCTTCTTATCAGCCCAAACGAAGTAGCCAATAATAATCACAGTGGTTAGATACGGTCCAAAGGTCTGATTTAGGGCTTTGATCAGGCCTATTACAGCATTCCAGTCAACTATCCCTATAGTTGTCGGATCAGCAGGTGGCATTCCTCTCCTCCGTTCGATTAACCTACATTTCTCACAAAGAGCCTGAATATGCCCCAATAGAGTCCTTCGGGCACATTACTATTATAGACAAAACATTTGACTGTGTAAGTGCCGACTGTGAGAGAAGAGGCCCCTAACTTCAGGATCAAATACCCATCAGCTCCCCTACTTGCCCAATCAAAGTAGGAAGGCGATGTACTAGAATCCAACGTCGTAACCGCCCCACTATCCTCATTCTCGCATTTCAATACGACGCGGGTTGTACTCTGGATCGCTTCAGGCTGACCGTCAGCTATCATGAGTAAATCTATGCTATTTCCCCTAGTCAGAAACACAGTCTCTTCAATCACTTTAGGTCTCCTTATGTAGGATCGCCCACTTCACAGTCAAAAGTCTGAATGGTTACCTTACCTCCAGCACTCACAGCCTGGGATACGCAGGTAGTCACCAGCAAAAGTTTCGTATTGCTGACGTCCACTATAGCAATATGAGTAGCTGTACCAGCCACATCTACATCAATGTTTGCCTGTTCGGCCACAGCCAGCTTACGCCCACTCACATCCCCATCTCCGATTGTGTAGTCACCATTCCCGGCACCCTTCGTTAGCGTAACGTCTGCTAACTCATAGGTCGTGACGGCTTGGGTGTAAGTCGTAGGCTCCGCGGAGCACACACACAGCTTGTCGCCATTGTTAGCGATGTAGTTTAGCATCGCATCAAAAGTATCATTGTGTAAACTCTTACCCATCTGAGTTACCTCCTTATCCTAGTTCGATGGAGTATTTCTTCGTACCACTCTTAATTGCCGTATCAGCTTCCCTCCCGAAGGACGGAAAATCGACTTCATCCAAGTAAATATAACACCTTAAATCTTCAGGATAGATTCCCCAAACTGCACTAGTTCTCGGAACTTCGATTACTATACCACACCCCAGATCATTCACCACCAGCGAGGGGATAAAGTTAACGGTTACCTGGTCAAGCCTAGTCGCAACATCCAAACTTCTACTAATAATTAAATCAATAGGGATGGGAGTTGCCCTTTCGATTGCCACAGCACAAGCCAAATCGGCAGGATCGATAGCATTCAGACCTACATCTATGGCTTCATCCAGTAGGATTCCTACAGATATACCATTTGCAACTATATCCCACTTCAGATCCTTGAATGCCTCTTCTTCCAAAGCTACAGCTACATCTACCCCATTTACCCATAGGAAGAAAACCAATCCCGTGAGACTAGTCTGTTCGGTGCTTACTGCACAATCCAGTCCGGCAGGAACCACCAGATCAGCATAAACAGCTGTAGGTTGGGCTATGGCGACTCCACACTCAGCATCCCTAACTATAAGCGATATGATCTCCCAGACCGTAGCTACATCAATCTGGGCTACACATCTCATACTATCGACTGATATGGTATCACCAAGCCACTCAGTTATGGGAGAATCTGACCATTCACCTACTGTCCACTCAGTTGGCACCGTTAGGCCTCCTTCTTAGCCTCAATTTCCTTAACATCCGTGGAGATCTCTGGGATGTCTATACTAGCGGGGACAAAGCTAGGGAGAGTAAACTTTGTCAACTTATCTTGGTTGCCTAAGAAGTCATTAATCACAGCTGCTTTCACTGCAGCTTCGAAGACCCCAGGCTTGTCTGTCCAAGCAACTTCTGGTATACATATATAGCGTTCCACCCCGTTTGGAAATCTTACAGTTAATCCTCTAAAATTTCCTTCAGGAGCCACAGTAGTTGCAGGTTTTACCTTTACGATATCAACTTTCATCGAGTAACTCCTATATGTAAGTAAACATACCAGTTGTATGCTGTCGTTCCATCGAAGTTCCTAACAGCCACACCCACCCTCGTTTTCGCCGGAATCTTCTTCCCGCCCAGGCTATAATATCTTGAGCGTCTATAAGGACTTTGCGTATAAACTGAGACTTCAGCAACCAAGGTAGCCAAACTTGGACCAATAAAGATACCACATCTAGTATGCTTCGCCCCATCCACGTCCACTATATGTACGTTTTCCAGAGTAAAGTCACTCGCTATGGCATTAGCTGCAATGAGCCCTATGACAGTTCCCCACGATCCAGAACCACCAGTAGCTACGACAGTAGCCCCATTGGCCAACTCAGGATATACTCTAATCCTCTTCAGTTCAGGAGGCATATTAAAGATTTGTATCGGCATCATTCCCTCACTGTGAAGTTTATTCTATAGTGAACATAGCCATTTGTCTGACTTGCAGCACGACTCTTCACCGCAGCTCCAGCTGGGATTCTAAGACCTAGAGGTATATTTACTGTGTCTAGGTCGTAGTTATCTACCTCATTCTCTCCTAGCCATCCTACCGTAGCAATCACTACAGTAACAGAGTTGAGTACATAAGTAATCTCAAGCTGAAACCCAGAAACTGCTCCTCCAATACTTAGCTGGGCTTCAACAAGTTCAAAGTCTTGCTCATAAGCCCCAGCTGCAATGACTGTCATAGACGTACTAGACAGTGTCCATGTAGTAGCGCCAGTACTATGGCCAATGGGAAGAATGTCATTTGGATGAGCATGGATGGCTTTAGAATCTTTCTCCGCGCCAATGGATGATATAGGCATCTAGACCTCCTTACCACCATACATCTGAATGGTAACCTTACTGGCTGTATCACAGTCAGCTTGGATAGTATCATTCTTATTCTCGAGTACGATACCTGGAGCTGGAAACTCTAAGATCACAGTCTCATCCACAGCCATAACCTTCTTGAAGAATCGGTTCGTGTCTCCAGCTGTGCCTACTGCTCCACCATTATCCGGGACATTCCACAATGTTACGACCTCAGTAGCCGTATTCGCATTGTGGAGGATTATGTTGCGGATGTAAGTTATCTGGCTAGCCGGATTGGTAAACACTGCACCGACTGAGGCTGCGATTGTCCTTATTTCAAGCAACCTGCTGTAGCTAAAAGTAGCCATTGCTCAACTCCTATGAAATTTTCAATTCACACTTCCAAATATCCACTCAAGCAGATCGAAGAAGCCGACCAAGAGTGCGATGATTACTAATACAAAGAGTGCTGCGTTGAAATCTTCGTTGTTCAACTCTTCACACATAAGCTTCCTAAAGTACGAAAACCTTTTTGAGAACATTGCCACCCTCCCCATCGTTATCCATATGGTTGTGTAAGGGGAGACTCCCTTCCGTACCGGAGGACGAAGCTGCCATGTCCACACTCGTTAGGTTCGCAGTGAGAGCCTTACTTGTATCAGGATAGAGGTCAACGTCAGTATTTGGTGCGGAGTATGAGCTTGTCAGCACGGTTCGATGCTTCATGCCATCCACCCCGCAATCACACCTTACTCGTCTGTTCGCACGGAAATCACTAGTGTGATCAGTTCCGTCTGCAACCCTCAATCTATCATTCGTCAGCCGCGTTGCGTTCATAAGCTTTTTCCCTCTATGATTGACTCCTCAATACAAGGCACAACTTCCATCTGCGTAATGACGCCGTTGACAGCTACGCTCTGCACACCTGAGCCACTCACCGTGCCATCGGTATGACTGGTGCATAGCCACTC